AGAAGACGGCATACGAGATTCCTCTACGTCTCGTGGGCTCGGAGATGTGTATAAGAGACAGGTAGTAATTAAGGACATAGAATCCACTTATTATCTAGGAAGCAGAAAAAATCCAAAGTGGATTAAGTGGAAAAAATTTGTTGATTTAGATGTAGTAGTATTGGAAGATAAAACTACTAAAAGTAATTTACATTCTTATACTATGGGAATTGGCCCTGTTACAGCAGAAGTTGCTAGAAATTATGCTACTGTTGATTATGAAGATAAAGCATATTTGAAAGTCGGTAAGGCTCTCAATACAAAAATAAACGTTTCAGTAGGTTCTATCGTTAGAGTAAAGGTTGATGAAGTAACAAAAAAGAAAGATGGTTTTAGTTTGTATTCTGCTAAGGTAATAGAAATACCGGAGGTTACAGAATCGGATAATATTGCTACTCTAGAAAAATTATCAACTAAAACAAAGAAATCTCTCCAAGCGGCAATGGAATTTGTAGCAGGTAAAACTGTTGGTAGTAATTTTAAAATTATGAGTGGGGTTGAGGCAGCATTAGTTAAACCTAAAGGAAACACAAAAAAATCTTATTATATTACAGATAATATTCACGGTACTGCTGAAATAATATTAAAGGAAAATTTAGATGGTTATACTCTTTATGGTTTTGATGGGGATTCTTTAATGCAGAAGAATGCATTACACAACATTGATTTGTGGAAAGAACAATTAACAGAATTGATAAAAAGTAAACGTTCAGAATTAAGAATATCAATTCGCAATGAAATATTAGATAGTGGTAAAGATGCTCTAGAGTTTGATAAAATAGTATTATTTGTTAGAAAAAATCATATGGATTTATACCAAAGTTTGTTCGACTCACTAGAATCTAAATTGATGAATTGGATGAAAAAACAAGATTCGTTTATTTACAAACACCCTAATACTTTCATGTCTAACGAAGAAGTTTTAGAAAAAGATACAGAAGATATGGTTATTCATAAAGAAGAATCTAGAGAAGGAGATTTTAAAATAATAAAAAGAGAAGACGGAAATATTGATTTCATAATTACCTTCAAAGAAAAAAGATTTGCTTGGTTAATTGACATTGAAGATACCGATGACATTTACAATTTATTCGGAAAGTCTAACAAATACCCCGCTATTGTTTCTAAAAAAATATCAGAAGGAAAAACTATTGATGAGGGTAAAGTCATTCTAGGTGTTCAGAAAGATGGATACCATGAATATAAATTAGAAGGAGATAAATTTCAGACTAGAATACATGTTAGAGTTGTTCCTGTTGAAGAAAAAGATACTTGGGTAGTTTGGACAGGTAAAAAACAATCAATGTTAGACGATAATGATGATGTTGATGTTTGGAATATTAAAGATGATAAATATGTTAATTTGAAATTTCCATCGAAAAATAACGATTAATTAATATAGTAAAAGTAAAAAGACAAAGAAATAATGCTCATGCAGCCATCTCTTTTAATTAAGTCAGATAGAGAACATGAGTTTACTATTCTTAAGTCTGATGATTTAATTATTGGGGGCTATGCTTCAATAGAAATTGTGGATAAACAAAACGATTTAATTACACTAAAAGCATTAGATGAGGCAGTTGAAAAATATATGTCTGAAAAGAAATATAGAAACGTTATGTCTAATCATTCTAATGTACAAGTAGGAGAAGTTATCGAGAAGTATAGAGATACAAACGGTACTCTACATAAGACAGGAGTAGACGATGTGGGTTTTTATGTTGTTATTAAACTAAGAGATGACATAGAAAAAGCAAAAGAAATTTCAAGAAGTATTAGAAAAGGAACTCTACGTTCTTTTAGTATTGGAGGTCAAGCGATTTCTAAGAAACAAAGAACATCAGATGAGTTTGGTGAATACAATGAGATAGACAGATTAGAGTTACACGAAGTAACTATCTGTGAAAAGGGTATTAATCCCGAAGCAAAATTCGACATTTTAAAAATGGAGGACAGAACAATGAGTGAAAAATTGGAAAAAGCACTCGAAGAGTTGAATGACTTGATGAAACAAGTTAACGGACTCGGAGAGGAAGGAAAATATGACGAAGTAACGAAGAACGCAGAGTATATGGATACTGATGCAGATGACATGGACATGGATGAAAAAGCAGACATGGAAATGGAAGAAAAAGCAGACGAAGACATGGAAGAGAAGGCTCTTGATGAAGATGAAACAAGAGACTACGAAGCAGGGGAACTTGTAGTTAGTGGTGGTAAACCAACTAGCGCACCTGCTGAACTAAAGAGTGAAGGCTTAGATGCTTCGGACTTTAGTACTCTTAACCTAAGTGCAGAAAATGTTGAGAAAGCATATGCACAATTCAAAGCAGAGCAGATGGAAAAACTTGCATACGATAATCTATCTAAGCAATTTGAAGCAAGACTTTCAGAAGAACTTGCAGTTAAGAAATCAGCAGCACAATCCGCATCATACGATGCTAGAACAGATGTAGCAGCACTAAAGAAAGAATTTGCTCTACTACGAAAATCTCTATCAGAGAAAGACGAAACAATTCGCAAGAGCGCGGAAATGTCTATGGCATTACCGGAAGGAATACCTACAAGTTTAGAGGCAGCAGCCAATATGACTTGGGAAGACGTACATTCTCTTGTGAGGGGAAATTAAGGAAGTGGAATTATGAGTGGATATATTAAAACAATGAAAGATTTAGAAGCAGCAACATACGGATATGGCGGAACAGGAAGCGGCAATGCCTTGCTTAAAGCAGGTGGAGTTGTAGGTGGTTTCGGTACACCTCACGATACTAGTGCTAATGCATTTACGGGTGCAGCAGGTCTAGGTGATTTGTACAATCTACTATACGGACAGAAAGTTTGGTCTGTATTAAACCAAGAAGTAAACCCTCTAGCAATGCTTGCTAAGAGACCATACACATCTAGTGGATGGAGAGTTCTGAAATCACGACCTATTGGTGGTAGTGATGCAGCATTCGGTACAGGTACTAATGCAGTTACCGCTAATATTTCATCAGCAGATGCAGCAACTCCTAGAGCAGACCAAATTGGTGGTGTCGGAGAAAATGCAACATTAGGTGGTGCAGACGGATTTAGAGCAATCGCTCCTGAATATACTAAACTATATGTTAGCCCTAAGACTATTGCACATCTATTCGAGTTCTCAGAACTAGGAATGGAAATGGCTGCAATTGATGACGGTGTTGGTGATATTCGTGCTATCGTTAGAGAAGACATGGGTAAATTACACGCAGAAGTTCAGAGTAAAATGTTAGTTATGCCTCTAGAGAAATACTCAGAGAACGGTACAACAGGAATTGAGAAGAACTACACTTCTTTAATGAAGATAGTTTCTTCTGCGGCTGAACTTGCGGCTATGGCTGATGACGATGTGTTCTATCACAACCAAACAAATAACGGAACTGCGGCACAACTTGCTGATGCTACTACTATCTTTGGTTCAACTAGAACTGTTACTGTTGATACTAGCGGCGGAACAGGTGCTTACACTTACACAGGTGTTCCATCTTTCCTAGATGCAGAAGTTGATTTCGGTGCAGGTTATACATCCGGTGAATGTAGAGTTCTAACACTAAGTATTCTTAATGATATGATTAGAAGAATCCGTACTAACGGTGGAAACCCTAAAGTTATCATTACAGGATATGATACCATTCAGAAAATCTCTGATTTACTACAATCACAAGAGAGATTTATGGATAGGAAAGAAATCGTTCCTTCCCATAATGGTGTTCGTGGTGTTAAGGGTCAAGAAGTTGGTTTCCGAGTGGCAACCTACTACGATATACCAATTATCCCTGCTAAAGATATGCCTTCAACTGGTAAATCCACAAGCAACAGGCTAACTGATATATTGATTCTTGATACAGACCATCTTTGGTTGTCTGTTATGAAACCTACACAATACTTTGAAGACGGTATCACTAGTGGAAACCCATTCGGTGTTGGTAAACTTGGAAATCAAGGAATGTACCGCACTATGGGAGAAACTTGCTGTTCTTTCTTCAAGGGACAAGGTAAAATTACAAACCTAAAGAGTGCTTAAGGTACTTGATAATAAGTGAAAACGTAAAGTAGTAGTCTCTACTCCGAAGTATCGGGGTAGGGATTACTACCCTATAAAAAAAGGTTGATAATTATGGCTTTAGTAAAATTGAAAACACATAGAAATGGCGAACTAGTAATAAGAGGGGCAGGGGAAACATTTTATTCCATTAATGCAAATGCTCCTTGTGAAGTACCTGCAAGAATTGCAGCATTGTATTTAGGAGATGAAGCGATAGAAATAGACTTTACAGAAGATGATAAAAAGGATATTGCAAATTTACCGGAAAATAGAGTAAAAGCAATCCGTAGGCATTTAGGTGTTGAAGGAGATATTCTTGATATATTATATCCTAAGAAAGCAAAAACTCCTGTAAAGAAAAAGGTCGAAGAAGTTGTAGAAAAGGCAGTAGAGACCGTTACTGAAACCGTATTGCCAAAAGAAGAAAAAGAAGTAGAAGAGAAACCTACTGTTAAGAAAACACCTGCAAAAAAGAAAACACCTGCAAAAAAAACTACAACTAAGAAGGAAGTGAAGTAATGACATCAGCAGGTAGCCCTGTAAAAACTGCAAGTGCAGTATTGAATGACGGTAGTTGCAAATTAACAAGTATTCATTTTTGTTCCACCGGAACTGCTACTTTGAAAATATACGACCATAACAATACAACTGTTGGTTCAGCAGATGAAGTTGCTAGATTAATTTTAACTGCTAATACTACAATTGAATTTGATATGCACAACAGGTCAATGGGAACAGGAATAACCGCAATCTTAAGTGGGACGGGCGGCTCATACTCCTGTACTTGGAGTTGATTTTATGCCTAGTATTGATACAGATACAAGATTAGTAATGACTATATTATTCGTTGGTGCTATTAGTGGTACTAACATTTATTTTTACACTATATATGGAATTGATTTTCCGTACACGGGATTATCCCACGCAGTACTGTTTGGAATATGTACAGTAGGGGGGATAATGTTATTGAAGGCATTATTTGATTTAATGTTAAATGATATGATTGAAGATTTTTTACTTCAAAGAAAGATAGATGCCTATTGGAATAGAAAGGCAAGAGATGAAGAAAATCGTAAAAGAGTAAGGGAATCTCTTAGAACATTTAATCAAACATTCGGGCAGCCTTTCTATGGTGATTCTAACTTACCGCCTATTCAACAGCAAAGCCAACAACAATATGATAGCAATACAATTAGCCCAACATTTTTAACAGGCTTCAATGAGTAGGTGATTATATGGTAGGAGAAATCCTAATGGGATTCGATGAATCCACACTAGCCTATGATTTACAAAGAGCGCATTCTGCTGATATTTGGTTTTTAAGAGCAAGATTTTTTCTTTGGGGTGCTATTGCTTGTGGTGTTAGTTTTCTAGTCGGACATGCAATATCTTTATTTGGATATAATTTATTTACTGCTACATGGAATGGAATGGTTAATTTATGGCATCATTTATGGTGATACATAATGTCAGTAATGGCGGGCTTCGCTATTCTATTAGTTGAAGGAATGAATAAAGTTTACCAAAGATTACATGCTATACCGTTTGGTGTATATGGTGCAAGTAAAGCAGGTAAAACTACACTACATCATCAATTAAGAACTAGAGGTGAAGTTCCATCTATTACAGATAGAACAGTAGGATTACAAAGAGCCTCTAGAAAATATGTAAAATTAGATGGTGATGCTCATACTGTTAAAACAGCAGATGTAGGTGGTGAAACTGTATTTTGGCAAGAATGGGTAGAAGATATGAGAACTCGAAAAGTTAAATATATTATTT